GGTTACCCGTAGGGTGCACTGATTATTTACGATTGGAAAAAAACACAATGTCCCAAACTGCATAGGTGGTCATAGGTGGTAATGGGTCAGTTTCAAATGTCCCCTGTTTTGGGACACGATAGGTTGACATTTGAACAGTAGTCATGGGGGTTGATGGCGACATTTATGCAAAAACGCAAACGGACTTGGGCAAGCAACTAAACGCTACCCGGAAGTCGATCGGCCGTTGGATGAAGGAAGAGGACAATCCAGGCAAGGTGAAGGGGAAGGGTTACAATGTGAACCTATGGAAAATGTGGATCGCGGATCAAGGGAAGGAGCCGAGAGCGGTGGCCCCTCAGACGAAAAAAGATTTGGATGCAGAGCGTGTGCGCCTGCAGAACGAGAAGCTCTCGATCGAGATCGCAAAGACTCGGGGTGAGCTGGCGACCTGGGACGAGGTTTGTCATGTGCTGACTGAGATGATGTCTGGGTATGTGGGGAATGCTCGCCAGATGAAGCATACGATCGCGGCCGATGTGATCGGTGTGGATGTAGGCGAGGCATCTAAACGCATAGGTCGTGCGGTCGACGAATGCTTGAACGAGTTGAGTCTTGGCGACTGGGCTAAAAAAAAAATGTTTTGGTCGAGAGTTTATGCGCATCAACAAGACCTCCGCAAGAGGTTCGAGCTTGGCGATGGTCTGAGCGATTTGTAAAGATACCGGTTACGGCTGCTGGCCAGAAGTGGAGTAGTGGTGATGCTACGTTCATTCGGGAGATCATGGAGTCCTTTGCGGATGAAGGGGTAAGGGAAATTACTTGCAAGTGTTCCGCGCAGAGCGGGAAGACGCTGACGTTGTTGGCGTTGGTTTGTTGGATTATTGTGAATGATCCGGGCCCCATTCTCTGGGTGTGTAAGAGTAAGGACGAGGCGAAGAAGCTGATGAAGACACGGCTCAAGCCGATGTTGGAGATGTGTTTGCCGGTGGCAGCGAAGATGCCGACCGATCGATCGTTGAATACGATGATGGAAATCTATTTTCCTGGAGCTGCGTTGATCCTTGCGGGCTCGGAAACGGATGCAGCTCTGCAGTCCACGCCATACCGGTATGTGATTATGGATGAGGCCCGATCGTATCCGAAGGGTGCGGTGGAAATGGCGACCAAACGATTGAGGTCGTTTACGCATAGTTACAAGCGGATTATTATCTCGACGCCTGATAAAGAGAATGATGTGGTGGATCGGAACTTCAAGGCGGGCGATCGCAGGGTGTGTCTGGTGAAGTGCGACAAGTGCGGTGACGAGCATGAGATGCAGTGGGGAGTGAAGAACGATAGTGGTGAGGGATATTTGAAGGGTGGCCTGAAGTGGGATACGGATGAGGAGACTTGTCCGGGAGGGAAGTATGATTTTGATAAGCTGCTGCAAACGGTGCGGTATGAGTGCTGGAACGAGGACTGCGATCGCGTGTGGTTTGATGAGGCGAGGGATCGGAAATATCTTTCGAGCCATAACAGGTGGGTGGTGACGAATCCGAGTGCGCCGAAGACGGCGAGGAGCTATCGGTGGCATGCGTTGTTGCCATGGTGGGCTGGTTGGAAAGACCAGGTGCGGGAGTTCCTGGTGGCGAAGAGTGCGCTGGAGCTGGGTCAGTTTGAGCCGTTAAAGGATCACATGAACGAGACACGGGGTGAGGATTGGACGGATCGGATGATGTATGGCAACGATGACGATGAGAAGGCGGTAAAGGCGCGTGCTCGGAAGTATGATCCGAAGGAGCCATGGGAAGATGAGGTTAGACGGATAATGACGATCGACGTGCAGGGTAAGGGTGGCCGTCACTTCAAATATGTCATACGGGCATGGGGTGTTAATAGTAAGAGCCGGTTGCTTACGTATGGCGTGGCATGGAGCATTGATGAGATCAAGGATTTGATCTCGGAGTGGGATGTGCCACCCGACAATGTTGCGATGGACTCGGGTAAGTGGACGAAGGAGATTTACATGTATGCCGTCGAGTCTGGATACCACTGGAAGATGTTGAAGGGGGATGACAAGTATCACTTTACCCACAAGGGCGAAAGACGGATGTTTACGGAGAGTAGCGCGGATCCGGCGCTGGGAACCAAGGGCCAGGAACGGGTGCGACCGTTGGTGCTTTATATCTGGGCGAAGTATGGAGTGATCGGGCAACTGATGGGCTACTGGAGCGGAGTGCTGGGTGATTGGCAAGTGTTCGAGGATATCGGTGAGAAGCAGCATGAGGGATATTTATTGGAGGTGACGGCGACGAGCACGCGTGAACGTGAGGCGCGTGACGGAACGGTGATCCATGAGATATACAATAAGCGAGTGGATGATCACTGGAGCGACTGTGAGCAGATGCAGATTGTGTGCGCTGATGCGAGTGGTATGTTAAATTACATGCCCTTGTTTGAGACGCCGACGACGAAGCCGACGGTTAAGGTAGGGGATGAGAAGAGTGTCTTTGACGATTTGGACAATGAATTTTAGGCCAGAAATTTGGGCAAAAAAAAAGGCCAGCCCCGCGTGTGCGGAACTGGCCTTTGAATAGTGAATGGTGAATGGTGTTAGTTACGTTTGCGTTTTTGGTCGCGTTTGATTTTTAGGAGTAGTTTGGCTTTGATGCGTGCTTGGGCGATGGCGAAGTCTTGTTCTGGGGTGGTGGCGTTGATGGCGTTTCTGGCGTTGATGATTTCTTCTGGGGTGACTTGGTATTTGGTGATAGGTGGGTGGAATTCTTTGTAGAGGCGGGAGCTGATGGTGAGTGATTTGCGGAGTTGAGGCCAGCCGTCTTCGAGGGTGGCTTCTTGGATGGAGTCTGCGGAGGCGCGGAATTTATCGTAGGCATCTGCTAGGAGCATATCGGGATCGATATCATCGACTTGCTCGGTGAGGACTCGGGCATCGAGGGCGAGGCCAGCAGAGTCTTTTTTGTCGATGTAGGATTCGGTCATGGCTTCATCGATGGAGTATTCAGTGACGATGGGGTAGATGGTGACGGGTTTTTTGGAGTTGAGTCTCCAGATGCGATCGACGATCTGATCGTTTTCATCGTATGCCCATGAGAGTGATGGTGTGATGAGGTGGGAGCAGCACTCGAATGAGTGACCTTCGCCCATGGCTTTGGTTCCCGCGATGATGACAGGGATGACTTTGTTTTTGAACGATTTGACGAGTAGGCCACGTTTTTCTGGGGAGGTTTTTCCATCGAGCAGTAGGCATGGGACTTTGGCTTCGGTTAGGAAGCTGTGGACGAGGTTGGAGAAGTGGCAGAAGGGTGAGCCGATGATGACTTGTTCGCCTTGTGAAAGGAGCTTGGCGACGAGGGAGAGGGTGGCGGATAGTTTGGGTGTCCACGGAGTCCAAGATGCTTTGAGGTCGCGGTGGTTGGAGTTGATGACGTTTTTGAGTTCTGGATCGTCTGGGCAGAGTGCGACTTGGCGTAGGATGTTGAGTTGGTATCCTTTGGCGGCACGGCCGTTGAGTGAGCGAGTGGGGTCTGACTTGGGGCTGGTGGGAGGGTATTTGAGGTGGTGGCCGTAGACTGCGAGCTGTGCAGAACCGGGCTTGACGATGATGGGTCTGATGGTGCGCTCTACGATATCCTCGCCACAATTATCCTTGAGGCGACGGAGCACGGTGGGTGCGATGAGTTTCCAGAGGTGGTGGATGTTGCAGATCCGAGCGGAGCGTTTGATCATCTTGCCTTTGGGCATTTTGGAATTGCTGGCGATGGCTTTGCGTTTTCTGGCCTCTTCGCGGGAGACAAAGCGATCTTTCTCGAGGTAGAGGTTGGCAAAGTTTTCTTTAGATTCCGAATCTGCGGTGAAGGGGAATTGAGCGGTGGGTGATGTGTTTCCACCAGCAGCGAAGTGGAGGAGGTGGAAGATGGAATCGACTTTGTTTTTGATGGGTGTTCCTGTAAGGAGGATGCGGTAGGTCGGGTTGAGTTTGCGGATGCCGCAGGCCATTTTGGCGTTGGTGGATTGGAGGCGGGTAGCTTCATCGAGGACGATGGAATCGAAGCCAGCGCCTTGTCCCTCATAGAGAGCGAGCATGGATGCCATGGTGGGTTTCCAGAGGCATGTGATTCCGTTGATGGTTTTGCCGATGGAGGTGAAGCAGTCTGAGGGATCGAACTTCTTACCGGTGAGTCTGGCAATGGCGGTTTTTTTGGCCCACTCTTTGTAGCTGAGGATGCGTTTTTTATCGTTGGCTTTGATGATGGGGTGGCCGTCCTTATCGAGATCGGGTTCCCATTCATCGCCTCCGTTGCGGGTGAGGGCTTCGTAGGTGGTGATGAAGAATTGGGGTTTTGCGTTTGGTTTGGTGGGTTGATCGATTTTCCATTTTTTGAGGTCATCGATGTTGCGTAGAACGGGCAGGGGGATGCCGTAGAATTTGGCGGCCGTCTCGCGGAGTTGTTTGATGAGTCCACCTGGAGCGACGATGATGGTGCGCTTGGCGTCCTTGAGCATGGGGAAGGCGAAGGCTGCTAGGGATTTGCCGAGTCCTTGGACATGGCCGAAGATGAGGCCATCGACGCATGCGCCTCGGCAAATGTCCTCGCGTTGAAACTTTTTGAATTTGTAGGGTTTGCGGAGCAGGGTATCAATTTTGGCGAGGTTGGCTTGGTATTGATCTGGGTAGGCTTGTGCGACGTCTGGAACGGGTGGGATGTGGAAGTGTTTTTCCATGTCCTCAAGGGTGTGGGTGTCCTTGGAGTCGCTTCGATCGGGGATGTGCATGAAGCTGGTTTTATGGGTATCCTTTTTCTTGAGTGCTGGGATGGAAATGGTGATTTTGAGATCGTTCCCTTCTACGTGGATTTCCTCAGTGGTGCGACGTCCACGGACGACGCAGGGGCGACGTTCAACTTTCTTAAAGGTGACGGTGGAGGTATCGATGGGGTATCGTTCACCGGCTTTGAATGGTGGGAAGTCAGCGGTGCATAGGATGGTGTCCTCTTCATCGATCCATGCGAGGCATTGGGTGGGGCTTAGGGGTGTGAGAGAGACGCGACGGTTAGAGTAGGATGATATGGCTTGTCTGATTGCTTTGTGGGCTTTTGGGCAGACTGACCAGACGCCATTGGAGACGAGTTTATTGAGTGCGACGCGGGAAGCTTTCTGGAGGACGACTTGGTATGGGTGAGCGCCGTTGAGTTTCTTGAGGGCTTGAGCTTCAGATGCGGTGATGGAGACGGATGCTTTTTGGTAGGAGGTGAGTTGGGTGCGGATGTTTCCATCTGCATTGAGGGAGATGTTAGGAGTGGATTTTTTGGTTTTGCGGATGCGGGCGTATTCCTCTTTAACAGCGGTGAAGGTGCGCAGGGTGTCTGGGTATCGTTGGAGGAGATCGGTGACGCCAGCGTGTTTGGGTCGGTAGGAATCTCGAATATCGACCAGCATGGTGATGAGGTCATCTGGGTCTGTGGGTGTTAGTGTTGGGTTGGGTGACGGGTGTTTATCTGAGTGCCATTTCCCGAGGTAGATGGCGGTGACGTTGAGAGATTTTGAGACGCCTGGGAAAAAGGATGGTAGGGTGACGGCGAGCCAAGCGTGTTTGAGTGTTTCTGGGTGATCTTTGAGGATGCGTTTGTAGGCGTTATCGTTGCAGATGATGAGGGCTTCTCCGCGAGGGGTTAGGAGCTGGTTGGCCATGCGGATGGTGGCGAGTGTGGAATCGATATGTTTGCCTTTGATTTCCTCTTTGCCTTTGCCTCGGAGGGATGGTAGGTCATCGAGTTTCCAGCGGAGGGAGAATGGTGGATTGAGGGTGAGTAGATCGAATTTGATCTGAGTGTTGAGAAAGTGCTGGAATGTGGTGGTGATATCTGCGTGGATGGTGCTGCGTTTGATATCTGGGAAACCTGGATGCTGGTGGATCTTGGCGGAGGGGTCGATATCGTGACCGAGCATGTGGAGAGTGGTGTAGTTTGCGGCTCCTGCAGCGAGGTCGCCGTTTCCGCAATGGAGATCGGCGATGACGGGTCTGGTGTAGGTGAGTGGGATGGATAGAGCCTCGGCCCAGTTGAAGGGGGTGAGGTATTGCTGAGTGCCTTTGTGGGCAGCGTCAGGTGATGAGTCCAGAGCTTGGATGGTGGCGGATGTTAGTGCTTGTTTTTTCATATTAGTTAGCGTGGTTTTTTAACGATGTTGGAGAGTATTTTTTGTGCGGGTTTGATGAGGGATTTGAGTGGTGCGAGGTTGATGCGGATGTTAATCTCTGATTTCTCGGAGTTGAATTCAGAGTGGGTTTGGATGCTGGCCTTGCTGAGTGGGCGAGGTCTGGGTGTTATTGCTTTTTTTGCCATGGTGATGTTAGTTGAGGTGTTTGTAGATTTGGTTGCACTGACCTACGGCTGCTAGAGCGAGAGCTCGGGCGAGTCTGCGTGGGACGGCGTTACCGATTTGTTTGGTGGCTTGTGTTTTGGTTCCCGCGAATTGGTAGTCTGGGAGGAAGCCTTGTGCGGCGGCGAGCTCATGTGGCTGGAGCATGCGGAATTTGATATCGAGGATGTATCGTTTGCCTTGGATCTCGATGATGGGTTGGGCGAGGCCGAAGCGTTCTTTGGTGGTGACGGTATCGAGTGGTTTATCGACGCTGAGGGGTTCGCCGTTTCCGTAGTAGGAGATGAGGAATGGTTCGGCGAGGCCGATGGCTCCTGCGGTGGATATGGTGGGCGCTGGCTCGTTAGCGGAGCGGAGTGCTCCGCCGCTTTGCTGAGGGAGGAGGTAGGGTTCGACGATGCCGTGACGGGCTTTGGTGGTGATGGTGCTCATGGGCATGTCTGCGGTGCGGAATCCGTTGGTGCTGGACTGGTGATCCCATTCGACGACGAGGTTTTTGAGGCCGTATTTGTTGAGTCCTTTGATGATGCGTGCGAGCGTTTTATCTGCGAGGGGTTTTTTACGTTGCCAGATGGATGTGGAGGGTAGGGAGAAATCGATAATCGATCGGGCGTTGTTCCACGGTTTGGTATGGCCGAGTAAGTCGGTGGTGGCGTCTTGTGCGTGGGTGGGATCTGGCCAGACGATTTTGCGTTTACCACGGACTGCCTGGACGAAAAGGCGTTTGCGGGTGGTGGGGTCGCCGTAGTCGGCGGCGCAGAGCATGCGCCAATCGACGCGGTAGTTGAGGCTTTTGAGTGTTTCGACCCAAGCGAGGAATGTGGCGCCTTTTTTGGATTTGAGTGGTCGGCCGTTGGTTCCGCATGGCCCCCAGTTGATGAATTCAGGGACGTTTTCGACGAGGATGACGTTCGGTGTGAGAGCTTCGGCCCAGCGGGTGACGCACCATGCGGTGGCGCGGGACTGGTCGTTGATGGGTTTGCCTCCTCGTGCGGTGGAGTGGTGTGTGCATTCGGGTGATGCCCAGAGGATGTCGAGGCCGTTGGGGAGGATGTGGCGAGGGTTGAGGGAGTCGAGGGATGCGCAGTAGTGGTTTGCGTTTGGGTGGTTGAGAGTGTGGGTTTCCACGGCGGTATCCCAGTGGTTGATCGCGGTGAGATCGGTTTGGTGTCCAAGTAGGTCGAGAGCTTCAACGAGGCCAGTGGATGTGCCACCGGCTCCGCAAAAGAGGTCGGCTGCTGCGAGAGTTTTCATATATTAGAGTGATGATGGTTGTTCGACGATTACGTTGTCGGGTGGGATTATGAAACCGTTGTCGAAGACTTGAGCTTCACCTTTACGCTCGATGGCGAAAGCGTGGTGGCAGTTTGGGCATTGGTAGTGATCCTTGGGGAGATCGCCATTGACGGCGGTTTTTCTGAAGTCATCAAATTCCGCGTGTTCCTTGCATTTACCACATTGGATGGAGCAGAAGAAATTCGATGCTTTGGTCTTTGGTTTCTTAGATGCCATGATGTGAGTGCAGTTAAAGACTTACGTGGTTATTTGGTTTGGTTTTTAATGTCCCACAGGATTTCAATCAGTGAGTTCAAAGCGGCAAGTTGCGAGTGTTGCATTTGCTCCAATGCGTCTATGCGTGAAGACTTGGCTCGGAGTGCCTCGACTGCAGTCATTGTCCTGCGGACGTAGAACGGTAACAAGAACGAGAGGATCAAATACATGATGCCCATGATGATACCGAGGAATCCGAGTGTTAGTGCTATAATTTCCATGTTTTTTTTATTTAGTTGTTTTTTGGTTTTTGGTTTCTTAGATGCTATGATGTGAGTGAGTAAAAGACTTACGTAAGTCTTATGTTAGGCTGCTGAGGCTTCTGCTTTTTTGATGGCGGCGGCGTCTTGCTCGTGGCGTTGTTTTTCTGCTTTCTTGCGTTCGGCTTCGTATTGGCGTTGGGTTTGTTTTTCTTTAGATTTTTGGCGGGTGATTTGTGGGTAATGGGACATGATGAGGGAGTGGAGATCCTTATCGAGAGGTTTGATGAGTTTGATGGTTCTGGGGGTCATAAATGACTCAAAGATGAACCATTCCGGTCGGTGAGGTAGGTAGACTTTTTTATTGTTGCTATGGGCGAGGAGGATGCGGTGTTTGGCGAATTTTTCGTGGTGGGATGGTTCGTGTTCGGGCTCGAAGAGAGGTGCGAAGTGGATGTGGGTCTTGGTGAGTTCGTCTACGATGAAGAGTTGATTGGAGTGTTCGCCGCTGAAGCAGACAGAGCCGAGCATGAGCTTGGAGACGGTGGAGGTGTTGATTTTGAATCCTTGTTCGGCGGTGCGTCGGGTGCGGAATTTGGGATATCGCTGGGTGGTATTGATGCCGTATTTGGGGGAGTTCATGCGTTTGGCATTACGGATGAGGTAGTCGAAGTGTTCCCAAGTGTTCCAGACAGTGTATTTGCAATTTCCGTGGGAGAATTTGACGGGGGTATCTGAGGCGAAGCTGGCGAGTTGACCGGCCTCGGTGGACTTGAGTGTGAGGTCGGTGTGGCTGATGGTGGGTGCGCGGTCGCGGAGGGTAGTGAGGGTGGTGATGAGCGGGTCTTTCATGTTCTTAGTGTGGTAGTGATGAGGCGAGGTGGTTGAGGATGGAGTGGACTTTGGCGGGAAATTCTTCAGTGGTTAATTCGCGGCGGCCTTTCTGGATGTCCTTGATGACGTCCAGACGGGGGTAGTTCCCGAGGAAGGCTTCGTGCCATCCGCATCGGTAGATGAATGCGAGTTCCTTTTTATCGAATGGGGTGTGGACGATGCAGAGATCGAAGTCGAGGGAGGCGATGTTTCCAGAGGAGTATGCCTCGTAGGAGTCTTGATAGAACTCGTTGATGGCGGCGGAGGCGTCGCGCAGGGAGTGGTAGAGCTCGGGTGGTTCCTCGGGGATTTCGAGGTTTTGTGATAGGTCGATGGTGGCGAGGTAGAACATGGTATTAGGATGCGATGGTTTCGGTGGGGATGGTTCCGCCTGCTTTGGTGATGGCTTCGTCTAGGGCTTGCCATGCGAGGCCGACGGCTTCCTGGCCGTGTTCGTAAGGCCAAGTGTCGATGATGAGCTGGAGGGCGGTCTGGGCGGCTGTGAGGAGGTCTGGGGAGGCGGCGATGAGTTGGGCGTTGGCTTTGTGGTTTACCGCGCTATCCCAGCTATCCATGGTGGCTAACCAGTAATTGGAGGGTCTGGCGCGGATCGTTTTTGTGGATTCCTCATAAATCCAAGGGGCGGGTGTGTGTGTGTTAGGCATAGTCTGGTTCGGATGGGAGGTTTTCTTTGAGGAAGTCGATGACTTGCTTGGAGTAGCCTTTGAGGTTTTTGAGTATTTCATCGGTGTCCCAGCGGTATCGGTCGGAGAGCATTTTGTCTAAGAAGATGGTTTCCGTGCCGCAGTCTAACTGGGCGCGGATGGGTTGATCCCAGAAGAGGTGGTCGATGTCGGTCTGGATGTTGGCGATGTCTTTGTCGTTGAATTTGTGGCCGGTGAGTTTTTGGAATTCTGCGATGTTGACGAGCACGGCAGCGTAGTCACCTTGGCAGTAGCCACGGGTTTCGATGACGTGGAACTTGCGCGTAGCACCTACTTCATCGGCTAGGGATATATCATCGGCGACGTAATCGCTGAGGGAGAAGCTGAATTCTAGGTGTTGGGCGAAAGCGGCAAGTTGATCACCGGCAAGGTCGTAATCCCGGATGAATTCACGCATTCCCTCGAAACCAGTGTAGTTTTCACCTAATTCGGCGTGGAGGATGGCGAAGATTTCTTGTTTATCGGCATTTTTGAAGTTGTATAAATCTTCAAATGATCCGTCACATGAGGGGGTGATATTTCCGTAATCGGTGAATTCAAAGAATTCATCGCATCGGCCGGAAGAGTCATTGATGCGTTTGAGTGACTCTTGGAAGTCGTGGAATGCTGTGTCAGCATCGTAATGGACAGTGAGTTCCATGATGAATGAAGACTTACGTAAGTCTTTTTAGAGGGTTACAGTGAAGTCTTTGATAGAGAGGTCGGTTAGGTCGGCGAGTTCATCGATGAGGGCGTGGGGGGATTCACTGCCACGGCCGCTGAGTTCGTCTTGGCGGTCTTCCCAGCATTGGAGGATGTTGAGGAACCCGGACTCGGGGAAGAAGATGGCGCATGTGCGGTCTTGATCGCCGTCATCGCCTTCGACTTTGTTCCAAGCATCGGTGATGCGTTTGAGGATGGGATCGGGGATTCTCACGCCTTCGAGGGTTTCGCGGTGGGATGGTTCGTAGATTTCATTCCACACATTTCCGCAATCGTTGCAGAATACTTTTTGCCATGTGTGGCCTTCATCCATGTTGAAGGACGAGCCTTCCATGTCGGTGGTTGACTCGCAGTATGGACATTTGTTGAACATTTTATTGGGTGCTTGGGTTATTTGGTGATGGTGACGATTGTGTAATCGGTTATTTCGAAGTGGGCGGCGGCGAGGCGGAGGTGGTTCTCGTCATCGCTGGTTACGGCCCAGCCGTTGGGTTCGGCTTGGAACCAGAGTTGATCGCCTTGGATGGCGAGGAATCCTTTGGGTGTTTTGATGGCTTTCATGGATTTAGTGGGGGCAAACTTTGATGAGGCATCTACTCGGGGATGTGCGGCTGCCGGTGACTTCATCGGCGGTGAATTGGAATTTCCCGACTTTGAAGGTGTCGCCGGAGATGTGCTCCAGCTCCCATCCTTCATCGATGGAGTGTCCTCCGTCGCGGTTTTGTTCGAGTGTGGTGGGGACTCCGATGTATTTTATTAGTGTATCTGTGTTCATGATGTTAAGCGGCTTGTTGTGATGGTGGGATGGTGAGAACTTGGCCGAATGGGTAGTCCACTTGGCCTCCGTAGTGGAGCCAGAGGGTGGGGTAGTGTGGCTCGGTGGGTGGGAAGGAGCCGTATCCATCGGTGAAGTAGATGAGTGCGATGGGGTTGATATCGTGTTGTTCGATGTAGTCGAATACGGGGTCGAATTCGGTTCCGCCTCCGCCTTTGGGGAGGTAGTCGGTGAGGGTATCACCGGCATAGAATGTTTTGGGGTTTTTGACGGAGGTATCACAGGAGAGGATAGTGATGGATGAGGGCTTGGCTGAGTCCAGGAGGGATTGGCTCTCGGAGAGGAATCGGGCGAGGAGCTTCTCGTTGACGGAGCCCGAGGTATCAATGGCGATGACGATATCGCCGATGGACTCGGAGTGGAGAGTGGGGAGGATGAATCCAGTGTGAGCGTAGCGGGTGTTAGGGCGAGTCCATGTGTAGTCGTCGCGGGTGATGGTGGAGGTAAATTCGCGGAGGTGGTCTTGCCACGGGATGGTGGGGTGGATGTGCTCGTTGATGAGGCGATCGAGATCGGAGGTGGTGTGTCCTTGGCCGGTTACTTTTTCCGAGGTCTGGGCTTGGATGGTGGCGACTTTCCACTCGGCCTCGCTCATGGTGGCGGGTGGTGAGTAGGTGGGCTCGCCGTCGCCGTCTGAGGGTTTGCCGTCGTCGTCAGCGTCGGGATCTGGCTCTGGTGGAGGGTCGGTGAATTCCCCGCATGGCTGTGGCTGGGGTGGTGGCGAGTTTGGGTCGGGTGGTGGTAGTAGGTTGTAGATTTCCTCGGCCGACATGCCACGGTATTTGATATCGTAGAGAGCCGTTTTGGGCATGGCCATGACGGTGCATCCGTTTTCGATGTGCTGGACGAGGTTATCGTTTACGACGTAATCGCATGCTTGGTTCCACTGTTGGTGATCGCGGTCGCCTTTTCTCCAGAGGTGGCCTAGTGCGCAGTGGAGGACTTCATGGGCGAGGACGAAGGTATTTTCTGGATCGGATAGGGAGGCGGCGAAGTCTGGGGCGTAGAGTAGGTCGGTGCCATTGGTGGCGAAGGTTCCGATAGCGGGATCCGGGATGATGTTGAGGCGCAAAGCGAGTGAGCCAAAGAAGGTTTCATCCAGAATAAGGGTGCGGAGGCAGGCGGTGATGCGATCGGCGATGGATAAGGGGCGTTTCATGGTGTGAGTGCGCGGATGAGTGATGAGATGACGTCTGGGTGTTTGAAGACGAGGCCGGTGAGGACGGCGATGACTCCGAGGGAGCCACCGACGATCCACACCGATATAACGTAGAAGAACTGTTGCATGATGTGGGTAGTTGAAGTGAATAGGACTTACGTAAGTCTTTTTTTCGTTAGGCGAGGTTCTGGACATTTTCTGCAGCCCATTGGACGAATGTGGCGGTGTCCTTGAGTTCGGGATGCTTGAGGATAATGTCTCGCATGGCTCGGGTCTGCCACTCGGAGGCGAGGCGGAGGATGTAGGTATGGTATGCGGGGAACACGGTGGCATCTGCGTGGTAGGTGAGGGCAGCGCAGATGGCGAAGTGGGTGGCGGGATCTTGAGGGAGGGTGGCGACGGTGGGGGAGTTGGCGATGGTATCGAGATCGGGCATGGATTTGTAGGTGCGCATGAATCCGATGAACTCGGCGGCGAAGCCATCGCCAGCGGCACCTGAGAGGACTTCGATATCGACGAGGCCGGACTTGACCCATTTCCCGACGGCGTGGACGGTGCGGGGGCATGGGGAGTTGGTGAGATCACGGGTGGCCTTGAAGTCGGAGAGGAGATCGGGGCGTAGGTCGATGAATCCGATGAGCTCGGGGGGCATGTCGTTCTGGATAGCCCAGTGTTTCCAGCTTTCGGTATCGGCGGTGAGTTCGATGATGGTATCCCATCTGGATTTGACGGGTTCGAGGATGGTGGAGACACCGGCCATGTGGGTGGCGTCGTTGGTGGCGCCGCAGAAGATGACGTGATCGGAGATTTTGTGGCCGTTGACCTCACGGGCTTGGAGGAGCTGCATGAGTGCGGCTTGGACGGCACCTGGAGCTTGGCCGATATCGTCCATGAAGCAGACAGTGAGGCCGGAGGCACGGACGAGTTTGCGTAGGTCGCCGAATGGTAGGAATTCTGCGAGTGGGTGTTTGCCGTATTGTTTGGCCTCCTCGGTGGATGGCTGGACGACGGCGGGCATGCCTTTGAAGTCGGTGGGGTCACTGACGACGGGGTGCATGATGATGAGATCGGCCTCGGCGCGAGCGGCGGCTTGGGTGATGATATCGGACTTGCCGATACCCGGGGCTCCCTTGACGAGAACTTTGAGGCCGTGGCGGAACGAGTGGGCGAGGACTTTGGTTAGTTTATTGGGTGACATTTTTTAAATGTGGTTGGATGTTTTTTTGTTGGAGAATGTGAAAAAGACTTATGTAAGTCTTTTGAGAAAACCGCCCCCCGCTGGAAGCGATCCAGCGGGTGCGGGGGTGCTCGGAATTCGTAACAACGGTTCGATTTGATTGTTTTTTGATGCGAATCCGTAAAAACCGTTTCTTACAATTCCGAGGGAACATCCCCGATAAAAAGCGGATTCGCATATTGAGAGTGGGTTGGCTAGGCGGCGGCTTGGGCGGGGTTCATCCAAGATTGAGCTTGGGAGAATATGGCTTGCGCTTTGGTGGCGGCGGCGGTGCGGTCGGCCGGTGAGTGGCGGAGGGTATCGGGTGTGTAGTGACCGAGTTGGTTTTTGATGGTGGTGTGGAGTTCGGCCAGCTTCGGGTTATCGGTGAGGTTGAGTTTGGGGATGAGGTCGGTTATTTCCTCAAGGTTGGATACGAGAGAATCCTTGAAGGTGGCGGAGGGATCGGAGAGGCGTTCGATCATGTTGGCGAGTGGCTGGCAGATGCGCTGGAAGAGTTCGACGGTGGCATTTTGTTCGGCGGCTTTGACTTGTTTCTGGAGGTTTTTCTGAATCTCGGCCATTTCGGCGGGTGAGTTGAGCTGACAGCGGAAGTCGTTTTCGTGTGGGATAGGCATGGCGTTGATTTCGAGGCTATACATATCGGCGGCGACGTCGGCGGGTGGGTAGTTGTTGGGGTCGAAGAGTGCACCTTTTTCGATGCGGGCTTGGTTGAGGTAGGTGGGGTAGAGACGTTGGAATACCGCGACGAGGTTTTCGCGTTCACGGCGGAACTCCCTCATTTTTTCCATGTAGGAATCGAAGTTGGCGGATGGGAGGATACGGCCTTGTTTATCTGACCACGGCAGGGTGTTGGCGCGGTGGAATTTGCGGATGCGGCCATCAAGGGAGGAGAGTTCCTTGGTGCATTTTTTGGGCAGGATAAAGTTTACCCAGTGGCCAGCATCGCCGTTGGCGGATTTGGCTTGGAGGACTTCACCGGTGGTGCGCGGGTCAGAGCGGGAGGTGGTGAAGGAGAACAGGCGGATATCCATGAGGATGGAGCGGTCTTGGAGTGACATTTTTTTAGGTGGTTTGTGTGTTGAGTTGAAAAGACTTACGTAAGTCTTTTAGGCGTTGAGTAGGTGGATGATATTTTGGGCGGTGAGGGTGTGTGGCTTGAAGGTGGCGATGGCAGCGTCGATACCGGCGCGGGTGTATTCATCCTTGCACTTGCGGCGGGCGAGGCGGAGGATAGCCAGGTGGGTGAGAGGTCGGCCGAAGATGCGGGAGCGTTCATTGTAGAACCAGACGGCGTGGGTGTCGGGGTTTTCATTGCTCCAAGAGAGCGGGACAGCCCAATCAAAGGTTCCGTATTTGGAGATTTCAGCGATCTCCGCGACTTCACCCATAGAAGGGGGAATCGGGCAGGAGACGACTGGTGGATCGGTGTAAGGAAGAGTTATGGCGGTGGAATTATTCATGGGCATGGCGCGGGTGATTGGGTTTGACACCAATTAGGCACGGACGGCCGTGGTGTTTTAAAAAAAATGGGAGGGGAAAGTTTCCCATCCCCTCCGCGACTGACAGCGCGGGAGGATGGGAATGGGTTGCGGCGAGCCGGTGTGTGTGACCCGGCTGGCCTGGGTGGGGGGACTTATGCCGCGTCGGCAACAGCGGCGGTTTCGATGGCTCCGATCAGATCGGTAACCAAATCGTTGACCTCATCGAGAAGGGTGCTGGTATCATCGGCATTGAGCTCAGTTGAATCCACGCGGATTTCCATGACACGCTCCAGAATATTCTCGAGGGTTACACCCTCGGGCTCGGGCTCGATGGTGGATGTAACGGGCTCTGGAGTGGAGCTTGCAGGAGCGGGAGTTTCCTCAGAGGATTCATCGGGAGTTTCCTCAGAGGATTCATCGGGAGTTTCCTCAGAGGATTCATCGGGAGTTTCCTCAGAGGATTCATCTTGATCGAATTCCTTGTCATCGGCCTTGATTTCATCGGCGCGTTTCTGAGCTTCGACTTCAGCGGCTTGCTCGGCGGCTTTTTGCTCTTTGAGCTTGGCGGTTTGTTCCTCTGGCGAGCACTTGTGCTCATCCCAGCACTCCAGCGTATTAGCTGCATCGGCGGGGGTTTTGGCGGAGTTGATAATCTCAGCGACCGTTTCGGGCGGGATAACTTGGGTGGAGCCTTTATCGAGGCCGAGCACTTTATTGGCGAATCGGACGGTTCGCCAAGTGACAGAGGTATCGAAGACTTCCTCACTGATTAGATCGGTGATGACAAGTTCCTTGATGATGGCGGCCGCCTTGCGGGCGTTGCCAACAGAGCCTCTGGGGGAGCCTTTTTCAAGGAGGATACCTTGGACGGATTTTCCTTTGGCCAGCTTTTTAATGCTGAGGGCGTATGCCAGCTTGCCTTGTTCGGCAAAGGCTTTGGTGCGGAGGACGTAGCGTTCATGGAACGCCGCGCCAATCCGGGCGGGTGTCATTTCAGATGCTTCCGCGATGGAAAGCAACGAATTGTTTTTTTGTTTCGTTTTCATGGTGGTAATTGATAGAGAGTTTTTTTAAGTGAAAAGACTTACGTAAGTCTTTTCACGAAGGAGCCGTCACACACAAAATGCGGACGGCTCAGAGAGGTTTATAAAAAACACGCAATTTTCATCGCGTGTTTTTTTGTTAGAGATTATTTGAGGAAGTTCTTTTCTAGGTTGGCGAGAATGTCGCCTGATATAGTTTCATGATGATCAGCGCGGGCGTGTAACTCCTTGGCGCCTATTTGGAGATAGGAGAATAGCCGCTGTTTCCGCTTGCGAAATGTGGCTGGATTTATCGGAGAAACATTTCCCGAGTTTGTAAGCGTGGAAACGCATGCAATTAAAAAATCTCGGTGCGTGGCATGTTCACTTTTGGCTTTTCTGGATTCTGAAACTTCACGCGCCATGCGTAGCGCTTCAAAGCATGCTTTTAATGCGTCGCGTGTATCATGGCTTAAATTTTCTGGATTTTCGTATTCATGAAAAACGCCTAGAGATTCTAATGTTTGAAACTCGGTGGCAACTTCCCACGTTGCATTTAATCGCAAGCAATCACGGCTTTCAATTTCTCTTGAAATGGCGCGGAAAGTGTTTTTATCTACAATACCAGATTCGAAAAATCCGATTTTCACAAGCGCAAGCATACCAGCCTGAAACGCGTCATCTTTATCTGTTAGAGATAATTGCAATCCGTTACTTTGAAGAGTTCGTAAAACCTTAGCAATGCATGCCTGCGCAGTTTCTAAGTGCTCCTTTTCAGTATTTGGCCTAGCATATTTTTTGCGCTTTGACTGCGAGCGTAACCGTATGCGTTCGCGTTTGATTTTATCTTTTCGAGAGGTTCGCTCTTCCTTGTGCTTTTTTAGCCAAGGCACATTAACGTTTGATATTTGGTTTTTATTCATAACGTGTGAATAATAAAGAAATTAGCTTGCAAGACAAGCACAAATTAAAAAAATAATTGCTTGTCATTAGTAAGGGGTTTGACGTGTGACAGGTTCAAAGCGTGTCGCGTGTGTCGCGTGTCGCGTTTCCTGTCATTAGTAAGGGGTTTGACGTGTGACAGGTTCAAAGCGTGTCGCGTGTGTCGCGTGTCGCGTTTCCTGTCATTAGTAAGGGGTTTGACGTGTGACTGGTTC